GTTTGTTAGTCTCTTCCATGACTACGCCCTTAATGTTAGCAGTTAGTCCAGTGAGTTTCTTTTGTATGCGTTGTGATACTATGTTAATTTCATAGTCCATATCAACAACAGCACCATTTAATTTGTTGACAAACTGATCAACATCATTCTTCTCTACGCCACGAGCAAACTTCATAAACTCTGCCATGGGTGCTTCTAGTTTAGTAGCAGTCTCTGATCCACATTTACCATTACCAACATGGACTGTGACCTTTTGTTTCTCAGTTGCTATCTTTTGTTTTTCACTCTCGGTCTCTGCCTTACCACGTTCATTCTTTGTGGTTTCTTCTCCTTCCTCATTCTTATGCCCATCATTATTTGTAGGTGCTTCATCTACACCAGTCTCTTCGTTAACTTGTGTTGTGTTAGCTGTGTTTGGTGAAGAACTACCGTCTGTATTGTGATCTCGTTTCTTATAATCAGTTGCTGTTAGTTTAGCATAACCTTTCTTTTCACCACCGCTAACTCCATATCCTGCATCAGGGTTCTCATCACTAATAGAACCCATGACTATGGGTATCTGTGCTGATGTTCCATCCATAAAGAAACCAACAACCCAACTGTTAAGTTGCAATTGATGAATAGATCCAATACCAGAACGTTGCGAATATATTGGGGGCATCAAGACCTGAGCCCATGGTAAATCCTTTGTAGGTAAATCTGTTCTATTAGGACTGTGATATCCTATAATTCTAACTTTTACTTTATTTGTCCAGTCAAAGTCACTATAATCAAGTGCACCTTTACCATCATCCAATTCAGTATTCCAATATTTTCCACCATCATTCTCTACCTGACCAATCCACCAGTTAAATCCTTCTTTTCCTATAAAATTAGCAATACTTTCGTTCATGATTTTTCAATGACAGCTCCGTCTGAGTCAGTATATAATGTAAGTTTAGTTGTCATTTTATCTTGACTAGATTTGAATGTTCTTTCAACTTTACCAATAACATATTTACCAGAGTTAGCATAGTCTGGTTCTCTATTACTACCACCTTTGTAAATATCTAACTGGACAACTTCACCTATTTCTAATGAATAGTCTGATACTAATTCTACCACAACTCTTTTACTATAAAATAATTTTTCTCTTAAACTAGATTGCGAAAGTTGCTTTGTAAATCCTTGTGTGTATGTTCCTTCAGTAAACAGTGCAGAGTCAGATACTTTAGACATGATTCTTGTATATGTCAATGTGTTATCAAATCCTTTATAAAACTCTGGAGCTGCTCCTGCGTTTAAAGTCCGAACATCTTGATAATATTTATTAATACTAAAAGGATGCTCCTCATATTTCATGTCTTTGAGGTCTAAGGTCATTACATTACTAGAGTATGAACCTAAATTCAGACCCTTTAACAAATCAACTGATGTCTCAAATTTTATACTACTAATTGGAGTAATACCTGTATCAGTCTCTTCTTCTAACTCACCACCTTCATGTCCCACAACCATTCTTGTGACTGGTTCTTTTGTAGCAAAGAAATCATATGAAACAAAATTATATCCTGCTCGTGTCTCATAAAAAGCATATCCTGCAGTTGCTGCTTTACCACTACCTTTAGATGCTGGTATTGCTTTTGAAGATAACCATCTGATTGCAGTAAATGGATTCCAATATGGTGATACAAATGAGAAGTTGTTGATGCATGGTTCAAAGTCCGCTATCTTACTCTCCATAACTCCTACTAAATCTATTAATATCTCTTTCTTGACAATATCATCTATTTTTTTACCTTTACCTTTACCAAATCTACGTGATATTTTATTAGCAGCGTTGTTTAAAAAATCTAAAGTACAAAGCATAAGCACAGCAGATGATTTTCCACCTACATTTCTTCTGTCTTGTATGTCATATATTACAAAGTCTCCACCAATTTCAGTCTTACCTTCGCTGTCACCAATACGAATAAAAACTCGTTCCATACCAGTTAACTCCGATAAGAAACCTGATTCACTATCAGTTATTTGCACTTCCATTTTCATGGTGGCAGCCTGTAAGTCCTCTGTGTATTTTACATACAGAACTTGGTTGACTGTTATTGGGTTATAATCCGCAATAAGGAACTCAATTAATTGAAAGTTAGATTGGGTGTTAACTGATGCCATTAGAATTGCGAAGTTACGTTGTATACATCAAGGTATGGAGACTCTTTGATATCTGGTTGAGCAAGAGCACCACCTTCTCCTTGTGTTGGAGGTGCACTTGGAACTCCTGCACTAATAGCAGCTGCAGTTCCTGCAGCAGTGGCAATGTCTTTCTTAGTTTTAGCGTCAGCACTCTCTCTATTCTCTTGTATAGTTTTATCAGTCAGTTCTGTTAAATTAGTCTTCTGCTCACCCTTTGAAAATATACCTCCAATCTTTGTATTTTTCATCATAAACTTCGCCATCATACCCATTGGTGTCATACCAAATGCTTTGCCAGCTAAACCTTTCAAACCTTTACCTAAACCAGATCCTGCTGCTTTACCCGCTAATCCTTTTGCACCTTTAAATATTTTAGTTCCTGCATTGAATGCCATACCCATAGGTGTCATACCAAACAACTTAGATGCTAACGACTTACGTTTCTTGATAGGTTGCATGGCTCTGCCTGAGCCGTCTCCAAGTCCTATACCATCTGCAGTTCCTGTATATGGTGCACGTCTTCCATGTGACGGATCACCAGAAGCTCCTGCTGGTAACATAGGTTGAGAAGGTGTAGCAGTGCTTTCTCCTTCTCCACCACCACCGCCACCAACTTTACCCTTAACAAAGTTAACTGCTTTAGCAAGCAATGTTCCTAATACGGATCCACCACTACCTTCTTTCTTTTTATCGTTGTCTTCTTCATCGTTAGCAACTTCAGAACTAGCAGCACCTAACTTAAATGATTGAGCTACCTTAGATATGTTTCTATTCAATATTTTAGATGCTTCCTTGCTTGGTGCAGGGATCTTCTCTAATAAGTCTATCATTGCAACAGCAGCAGACTTAGCAGGAAGTGCCAACGCATCCATAAATGCTTTCTTCAACTTAGGATCTATACTAAATTCATCCTCTAAATCTTTTTTAACTTTCTCCTTAACTTGATCTTCTCCTGCACCTACATCTTCTAACTTATCTACCTTTGGTATATCTCCCGCTTCTTTTGGAGGTGCAACAAATCCTGCAGCTCTCTTAGCTCTCTCCTCTTTAAATCTTCTTATTCTTTCTGCCTTATCATATATTGTGCTACCATCTGTATCTTGACCATATGCAGCTATGGGGTCTGGAACCAGATTTGCAGCTGGTAACGCCTTTGGTGCTACTACTGGTTTAGGTGTTGCATCTGTAGCAGATACATCAACAGTCTGCTGAGACGCAGGAAGATCCATTGCCTTTGTAATAGCACTAGGATTTCCAACGAACTTTGCTAGTCCACCACCTTGTTTTGACATAGCTGGAGGTAATGCTTTCATCATGATACAACCTCCATTGATCCCTTACCAAATACATCAATGACTGCGGTTCTGGATTTACTCTCGTCTTTTTTAGTTTCTGCCACATATATGACTTGTTTTTTACCAGGCACAGGTATAATTTGTGGTGGCATTGCTCCACCAGCTACAACACCCCCACCACCTTGAGTGACAGGGAAGTCTATCAATGCTTGTTTTGCTGCTGCACTAGGATCTACACCTTCATCAATCAAATCAAACTCACGTTCCATACGATTTCCAAAGTTAGAATCTGGTTTTGATGCAGTTTTTACATTACCTGATGATTTTGTTTTTGTTGTAACAGGATCAACGTTAGGTATCCATTTATTTTTGCCAGGTCTTAACCACTTATCATTTGGTTCATTATTATAGAAGTCAAAGTGAACTGGATCTCCTTCACCCTGCCATTTAAAACCAAACTTAGAACCTTTATCTCTCATCCACTCATTTGCTTTTGAGTAGTAATCAATGTCAACTGCCCAACCTTGTCCATGAGGTGACTGTCCAACAGGTGCAGGATTTATAGCAGCTGGATCACCAGCAGCAGCCGCATCTACCAATGCTTGTTGTTGCTCTGGACTTCTATATGAAGATGTCACACTCATAGGTAAGTTTATACCATCTTTTGCTGCAGCGTTTACCACTTTCTTCCAAGCCTTCATGGTAGATGGGTTGAGAACAATAGGTCTACCATACATATCTTTCTCAGCATTTGGAGATGGTGCAGCTCCTACTTGATCTGCTGCTTCTTTTTGACCTGGCAATACGCCCATATCTTTAGCAGCAAGTGCAGCATCGAGTCCTACTGACACAGCAGTTCCTACGCCAGGTATAGTAGATGCTATACCAGATGCTGCTTCAAGCATTGCACCTTTAAAGTCACCCGCCATCAATCTTTGTCCTGCAAATAATAATCCTGCACCCATACCTACAAAAGGTATTTTCTTCAATAGTCCTTTACCTAGTGCCTTTGCACCTACCTTTGCTATTGCTTTACCACCAACTTTTGCTGCTATTTTCTTGGATCCTTTCTTTAACAGTGCCATTGATGCCTTCTTTGCACCTTTGACTAACTTCTTACTTGACCCTGCTACTTTTCGTAACCCCTTACCTATCTTTGTTTTCTTAACTAACTTACCTAATTTAAACTTCTTACCTAAGTTTTTAAGATTCTTCACCATCCTTAACGGATTGCCAATTCCTCCACCACCACCAGTTTTTTCTGGTGTCTGTGTTTTGTTTTCTACCTTCGGTGCTTCAACGTCAGGTTGTTTTGCACTACCCCACCACACTAATGGTGCTTTTAATCCAATAACTTTTTGTGGTTTTGGTGTCTCTGCTATTCCGAAGAAGTTTTTCAATTTATTTGCTTCTGCTACTACACTAGCTTTTGCAGGAGATGGAGGTAATGTTTTTAAGAAACCAAGAGACGAACTTATGATTAATGCTGCACCTTGTTTGTATACAAGTTCTACTGACTCACCGTAATTTTTAACAGGAGTTACTACCTCTGGTTCTTTCTCACCAACCTTTGCAATAGTCTCACTTTTAACTATACCACCTTTCTCTAGTGCAACTTCTGGTTCTTTCTCATATGGTAAATTTCTCTGCTGTGCTATCTCTTTTATTGCTTCTACGACTACTTCTTCGTATTCTTTCTCAGTCTCGTTTGGATCTTGTTGTATATGATTTTGTCTCCCATATGACATATCCACTTCATCTACAGGGATAGGTGCTATGGCAGGAACTAATTTTGTGCCAGCAGAAGATTGAATAGCACCAGCCGCCCCAACAGCAAAGTTCTTTGCTGCTTTCTTGAAAAAATTAGTGATTATGGAAGTGTCCATTAGCGTCGGTTTTGTTCAGCGATGCGATCTCTCTCCTTTTGAAGATGAGTTGCTAATAAATTCACATATACTTCCCGTTCCCACGGGATCATATTCTCAATATCTGTCAAACTATATTTATGGTGTTGAACGAGAGAAAAGTTTGTCTGATAGAAGGTCATGATGCCCTCATGAAAGAGGGCTATGCGAAAAAATCAGATAACCCTTCTAATACCACATCATTTGAAACTTTAGTCTTAGGATTTTTTACCTTTAATACGTGTCTAAGTGATGGCATTGTCTCAAAAAATACCTGTAATTTAGAAAACTGTGCGTTAGTTAATCCTTCTGTCCATGTTCTTGACTCTTCAGCAGAGTCAGGAGTGTAGTCATCTTCACCCACATAAACTCTCTTGATACACTTTGCCATCAATTCATATGGATCTGGTTCTTCACCTACAAAGTTGATCTTGGTAAAGTATTCTAAATCAGGATACTTCATCTCAACAGTAATATCATCATCTATCTTAATGATGTTAGTGTGTCCCTTTGGAAAGTTGACTTTAACATCATCTACCATAAATTTTACATCCACAGTAGTCTCTCCATCATCAGCACATGTAACTTTCATCTCAATTTCTTCACTGATTGATCTAGCACGTATCTGTAAGAATAAGTATTCTATATCAAACAGTGCCATGTCTGATACACTAACTTTTGTATGCAGACAATTTTGAATAGTCTTAGTTATAGCGTCTAATATTTGTTCTTGGTCGTCGTTTTCCAATGCCAATATTAATAACTTTTGTTCTTTTACAAGAAACGGTCTATACTTTACTCTCTTCTTTGTAGAAGGAACTGACAACGTATAGATTGGCGTTGCAATCTCAGGTAATGCCATAATTTATAATTTCAGTATATTATATAGCAGGTTTTTCTGGATTGAATAAATGACTATATTCATAGTAAAATCCAACGGTTACCTTTACAAGTTGTGCAGGACCTGCTGAATATGGTATAGATGCTACAGTGTATGGATATGCTTTTGCAAGTCTAGCTTCCCATGGAATTCTATAGTCATTGTCTGCTTCAGCGTCGTGTTTTTCTAATTTAGTTATAATCATGTCACAGGCATAGTCTTCATAGTAATTAGATGCCATCGTCCTTCTATATTCCTCAGCAGTATCATAACTATAATAATCTCTAGGGTTTCCAATGACTCCATTTTGTATAAAGTCTTGCCATGCTCTAAAAAATCTCAATGGAAGTGACGTTCCATCCATAAAGAAACTAACATCAAGTTCATTAAAAACTTTTGCAGTTGCATGTTTCTGTGTGATACCCTTATGCACTGACTTAATATCAAATGCAGAGTATGTCACGCCAGGTAACTGTATTTCATTACATAATAACTGCAAATTCATCCCTGACGGATCATTTGTTAAGGTTTGAATGTCTCCACTTAAATTATCATCAAAAAATTTTGATAGTTTTTCTGTTGGTTGAAGTGTAAATTCATATAAATTAGACGCAGAAATTCCACCAGACTTTCCAATAGCCTGCATGAAATTTGTTAATCCTCTTGCGGTTGCCATAAATACCCTTATGGTTTGATATATGTATTTATAGTGACTTACAAAGGAAAATACCGAGTAATCAATTATAAGAAGTATAAAGGTGATCCTACAGGTGTGATTTGGCGTTCATTGTGGGAAAGAAAGTTTATGAGATGGTGCGACAGCAACCCTAATGTCCTTCAATGGTGGTCTGAGGAAATTGCTATACCATACTATGATCCAGTTCAAAAGAAATGGCGTCGTTACTTCCCTGACTTCTGGATAAAAATAAGAGAAGGTGATGGGAAAGTTAAGTCATATCTAATAGAGGTAAAACCTAAAAGACAGGTCGAAGGTCCTAAACCTCAAAAGAAAAAAACTAAAGCGTATCTAAACGAAGTTTATACATACGCAACTAACACAGCAAAGTGGGAAGCAGCAAATGACTATTGCAGGGACAGACTCTGGGAGTTCAAACTCATCACAGAGCGAGAACTCAAGATTCGATACACTGATTACAGAACTAAAAGGAAATAAAATATCAAAAGCAAGACTAAGAGAAGAGGTATTTAATATATTATTGGATGATGCTACCGAAACTCCAGAGACAGGTAAGTATTATACGTTTGAATACGACCCTAAATTTGCAGATAACTTGAAAGAATGGGATGAATATCCTATTGTATATGCCATGGAATTTAAGAAGGATAACTTAATTGGTGCGAATGTTCACTATATACGTACAGTAAATGCCCGATTAAAGGCACTAAATAATAAAAGGTTTCCTAAAAAAACTTTACGTCAATACATACCTAAAAGAGCAGACCGCATCTTTTTTGAAATAAAGGAGAGTGAGGTGCAATTACTAAGCACGCTACCGATAGAAAAATTTCATTACAATAGATAATGGCTCAAAAACACACAGTAACTGAATATCCAACTGGTTTATCATCAATACCCTATGCTTCTTTCTTAGAAATACAGAAGTTTAGTTATGACTCTGCACAAAAATATGCTGCAGAAAATTTTAATGACGCTGGTGGATCTCTAGGTAGAAGTGGTTTAGCTAGAAAATTAAATAATGCTGTTGATGGATTGGCAACAGTATATGGTTCTGGAGATACATCTACAGAAAAAGGAAAAATAAATTTATATCAGACAAGATATCAAGTAAAAGGAACTTCAGTTAGAAGTAAAGGAAAATCATTTGTAGATATTAACACCGCAGATGACTCTACCAAAGTGAAAGTTAACGGTCAGACAATGACAATTGGTCAATTGAAGAAGAAGAAGCAGGAGATGATTGACAAACAAAATAAAGGTTTGATGGCAAGTAAATGTATGTTGCCATTACCTAATGAGTTTCAATATAAGTATGGTGCAGATTGGAATAACGAATTCAAACTAGGAACATTAGCATTAGCAGCAGATGAAGCATATAGATTTGGTGCGATAGCGGGTGCAGGAGGTGCAATTGGTGGACTTGCAAGTTATGGAACTAGTAAATTAACAGCAGGAAGTAAAGTGCCTGGTGCAGATCAAGCAACAAAAGTTGTGCAGGGTGTGGTAAGTGGTATGAAAAATGCTGCTACTCCATTCAAAGTTGAGAGTGAATTAAATCCTAAGAACATTGCAGGATTAGCAGGACTAGCACCTAACGAAAACTCTATACAGTTTTTTGAAAGGATGCAAGGTAGAGAATTTGGGTTTAGATTTGAATTAGCATCAAGAAATAAAAATGAAAGCAATACAGTTATAGACATTATTGAATGGTTTAAACGTGGTATGCATCCTGGCTCAAAGAACGGTAAAGGATCTGCAGTTCTACTAACATTTCCAGATGTATTTGTATTGACTCCTAAGTTTGTAAAATGTGGAACTAACGGACTACCCCTAGGAAAACCAATACAACATCCAATGATGCCTAGAACAAAGTTATGTGCATTAACAGGAATGACAATAAACACTACACCATTTGGTCAGATGCAAACCATCTTTGATGGATCTATTCCTATTGTTACTATGGAACTACAGTTCAAAGAGACAACAAAACTTACACGTGTGGATATGGAAGGTGCATCCTTTGCAGAGAAAGACAATCCTATGCAAACAAATGATGGAGTATTTTCTAGAGATACTGCAGAAGATTATAGACCAGAGGTGTCATTCTAATGTTAAGAAACTTACCAGATTTATTATACAATTTTTCGTCAAAACCAATTGATCCAGATTTTCTGTTGGTTAAGAATATATGGAGACGTGCTCAGATATTAACCGAGTTTAGATCTTCCATACTTTTGTTTACAGAGGTTACTGTTCAAGATGGTGAACGACCAGAAGACCTTGCAGTAAGATATTATGGCAATCCATTTTACAACTGGACGATACTAGTAGCAAATGATATTACCGATTACTATGCACAGTGGCCAAAGTCTGTAACACAACTACAAGAATTCAGTAATCAAAAATATGAAAATGCACAAGCAACTAAACATTATATTACTACAGAAGTAAAAGACGCTGCTGAAAATATAATTGTTCCTGCTGGCAAAATTGTTCCACAAAATTATCAGGTAACATATTTCAATGGAACTACTACTGTTACTGCAAGTCCAGTGGCATCAGTATCAAATGCACAGTATGAGATAGAATTAAATAATGAAAAACAAAAGATACAGATTGTCAGACCAAATATAATAGAAGATTTTGTAGAGACTTATAATCAAATATTAATTAAAGGAAAGATAACTGAAGTTGGTGTAGACGCATCAACCGTAAGTATGTAATAAAAAAGACCCCCGAAGGGGTCTGTAAGTTCCGAATGTAGACATCGCACGAAAGATGTCATCACTATTTAGTCATCTTTTGCAAGTTGTGCAAAGTATGATAATGTATCCGTTTCTTCATTTACTGATGCAGGAGCACTAGCAACAGGTGTTGGTGCTGCCTCAACCTCTTCATATGCTGTTTCAGCATCGACTGGTTTAGTATAGTTACCCTTCAAAGTGCTCTCAAGTCTAAACTTAAGATCTTCATAGGACTTGAACTGATCATC